TCATCATCGAAAGAGTTGAGGGCTTCCGCGTCCCCAGCCACGATCCGCGCGTCAATCTCTCCGATTTCGCGTACCGAGTCCTGTAGGGCTGCAATGGCCTCTGCGCCCTTCAGTTCTCCCCGTTCCGGGTCGTTGTGGATGACGGAATCGAGCAATGCGTACCGCTCCCTGACACCCTCAATGCCCTTGGGGTCAAGCTGGTGCAGGGCGAACATGGAACCGTGGTTGTTTTTGGCGAGTCTGGCAAACTTTTCTGCGTTCGGATCGCCGGATTCCCGTAATCCTTTGAGCCATTGCGAGTATTCGCGGCTGGCTTTCGAGGAATAAGGGTCTTCTTCGGTGCGATCTGCCGAAGAAGCGCCCGATTCAGCCGATTGATCCTGTCCACTATCCCCTGCGGTACCGCCAGCATCTAGTGTCTCCTCAACGTCCAGTACTGCTTCGTCTGGCATGTCTCAATTCTCCTTTTTTACAACCGCCGCTACGTCAACGGCTTACCAACAATCGAAACCTTTTGCTTTACTGGAACGCCCTGTGCGTCCACGCCCTCTTTTTCCTGCGTAATTTCGTGTGTCTGATCCTCGGGTTGAAGCGCATAGGGAGGAACTTGCAACCCCATCGCCTCAAAGAACGCTGCCTGCGCCTGCGGTGGATACTTCGACGGATCGACCGTCACAGACCCCTTGAACTCCATCTCCTTTGGCGGCTGCAACTGTTTCAGCATCTGCATGTGCTCTTCCCAGTGCAGCATGAGGTTCTGGTAGATCGCTTTCTGCTCATCGTCACCGTATTTCAGCTTTCTGCCAGTTGGTGAATTCAACATTCCGAGCGTGATCGCCGCGTGGATCATGTGATTGTCGCTGGTATTTTGAGCCACGGGCACGGTCGATACCTCGGGCGGCATTTGCTGAATCTGCTGCTGTAACTGAGTCCCTTGCTGTTGGAGCGCCTGCATCGCCTGCTGGCCCTCTGGCGTCTGCGCTTCGGGATGAGTCTGACCCTCGGAAACCTGCGCCATGATTGCCTTTAGCTGGTCAACCAACGGTTGCAATTGCGGATTCGGGATCGGTCCGGACCTCATCAGAATCTCGAACTCGCCCTGCTGATCCTCTACCGCGTCCTTGATCGGGCTTTCGAGCTTGGAAAGTGTTGGCATTTGCATGAACGTAGAGACGTTGCGCGGGTCCATCATGATCTGCTGGTACAAAGCTACGTTTCCGCTCTGTTCGAGTAGTCCCGCCATCTGCTCTTCCTGCTCAGCCATGGTTTGAGGGATTTCAAGCGATTCCGGCTGTACCAGAACATTGCCTTGCAGCTTCGATAGCTCGATTTTGAGCTTCTTCTGTCCCGGAAGCGATGCTGAAAAATCCGCAATCCTATTCTCCGCCGCCGATTCAACGGCCTGTTGTGAAATGGTGCAAACACCCTCACAGAGTGCGCCCCAGGGCATCGAAAAGACCTGTAGAGCCTGATCCCGTTTCAGCCGCGTCGTCTTGAAGACGCCCTGATCCTCCGAACCATCCGCCTCACCAAAGGCCGCTGGAGAGCCGCCATCCATCGCCTCGGGCCCACCGGAGATAAGCCACTGGACGAACTCAAATATCGCATTGTTGGGCACCGGTACATTTTCCACGCCGGTAAGATCGGGGATTTTGAGCGGGCTTCCTTCGTCGATGTAAACGGGAGTGACTTTTGCGGGATCGTTAGATTGCGAATTAAGGAGTTGCGTATCGATAAAGGGTTCACGTGCAAACCGTCGTGGAACCGCAGAACGGAAGTAACGATCAATGAGACTGATGTTGGCATTGAGCACCTTCTGCAAGGGCAAATAATTGGTCAGTAATGCTTCGCGGTTCTGCCCATCGCCGGGTCCGGGATGGATGAACTTCACATGCTTTGACATCCGAGCGTTGCGGATAAATGCCAGATTCCCGCCGGCGTGCCATACTTCCAAGCCGTCGGGGAAAGTTTCATTAAACAAATCCCTGATTTCATCGTCCTCAATGCCCTCGTACTCGCTGGGACGGAAGAACGTCACTGATTCGGTGCCGTCGTTCTTGTACGCTTCTCCGCTTGAAGAACTCGCTTGGACAGCCAGCCGCACGTTGATGCGCGCCAGCCGGTCGATCTGGTCCATGCCGCCGACATTCCCGCCTGCCGCGATCTTGTCCCTGATCCACGGGTACTGAGCTTTGAGCTTGTTGACCCCTACTTCGTGCTGATAGCGGCACCAGCCCATCTCCTCCTCTTCGTCGGCCATGAGCGGGACTTTCCATTCAAGTTTTCCTCCGACAAAGGTTACTTCACGGCGGGCCGGTGATTCACCGCTTTCTGTTCCCATAGCAGGCGCATTGTTCTCTTGCGTCTCATCCTCGCCGCCAGCCAACTCCGTCTCTGGGGTAACTCCTTCCGCCTCTGGCGCACCATAAACAGGCTCCTGTCGATTCGGTAATTCCGTGCCCCATCTTGTCTGGTCCGCGACCGTGTAGGTCAGGAAACCCACGCGATCATCAGTACAGAAATATCCAGCGGCTTTCTTGACCACTGACTTTAGATTCGCCTGATGAATGAACACTTCCAGGAACTTCTCAGCCTCTTCCGCCGCCGCCTGATCCATGGGGTCTTCGTCATCAACCGGCGCAACCGTCGTTCCGGGTACTTCGCGGCTCAACAGCGCAGTAATCTTCTTGTGCCGCGCCCCAAAGACGTTGCACGAAAATAGCTTCATTGCGTTACCAGCGGCCATGATCGAAGCCGCACCGCTCGTGCCAGACGATCCGCCGAACATCCCCCAGCCCTTCCAGCCAACATTCAGGAACTGGTAATTTCTGCGGAATAGACGCATCTCCCACGCCTGCAACACTTCCCAGATACGCGCCGCCGCGTCACACCGATTCACGTTCTGTGTCATCTGGTCGATTGCGGAGACGTACTCACCCAGTTCATCAGGGCCGTAAATAGGCTCGGGCGAGCACATCCACGGCGCGATCTTGCCGGGAACGTAGCCTTCTGGAAATGACAATGGACTAAGGCGCGGACCAGCTTCTACTTGCTCGTCCTGCTCGGTATCGGGAGGGTTCAGCGTCGTGTCAGGCATTAGCTTCCGTGGTGCATCGCCTTGAAGCCTTTGGCGCTTGCTTTACGTCTCCGCAACAGCGGCGAATCGCCCGGATGCGGCGCGAGTTTGCCAGCCGGTATCTTTTCGCCCTCCGGCACATGCAGCATCGCGTGCAGAGCGCCGGGTTTCTCCTCAAAACTGCCCTTCTTGCCCAAATCAACAGTCTTTGTGTGCATGGGTAGATCGTGCTCTCCTTTCGATGCCGCGTCCCACTCATCAACATCAACGCCTTGGCGCTCAAGCTGGGCCTTGTGCGTATGGAAGTACCCGGCCTGAGCGCGCGAGACGTAAGGCATATTAAGCCGTCTGTGCGATCGAGGCCGTGAACACTACGCTCGTGGTTCCAGGCGTCAGCGTCACGGTCAGCGGAGGCGTGGTCACGGTCGAGCCATCCGGTGCGATGGTTGACGCAGCGGCCTGGAACGATGTGCCGGCGTCGTTCGACGGTACGCTGTAGACGGCGCTTGTCGTGTCGGCGCTGGGCGCGATGGTCACAGTGGGATCGCTGCAACTGTACGTCCACACCAGTGTGGGTTGGGGAACGGCAGCAACGCCATTTTCGAGCAGCGTTGCCGCGAATGTGCCGGTTGAACCGGCGTTGATGTTTCCGATTGCCATGGTGCCCTCCTGGGCTAAAACTGCGGTGTAAACTACCCTGATTTCAAGCAGATGCTCAATGCGCTCGATCTTCCGATGATCCTCGCGGAGCAGCCGCAGAACTTCCTGTTCGAAATGGCTCATTTCTTTGGCGCGACTTTGGCCGGAGGCGCGGGCGTCCATTCCTTCGGAGCGTTCGGGTCTTTCGGTTCGAGCGCGGAAATGCGCTTGTCGAGCAACTGGAAGGTGGCATCGATGTCCACCGCCTCACCCTTCATAACCAACTTCATAGGGTTCTCCTTTGGCTCAAAGGCTAGTATTCCGCCTCGTCGCCGTCTGGCTCAGAGTGCTCACCGCCAGCCAGCTTCTTCGCGTGCTCGTGCGCCTTCTCGGCGCTCTCATGGTCTGATTCGTGGTGATGCCCGTCGGGATGCTCGCTCGTGACGTGATGCACGCCAATCTCGTGCTCGTGATGAATCGCCACATCAGTAGCGGGTCCGTGTTGCTCGGCAATGGCCGCGCCGTCCTCCGGCTCCTGGCCCTGCATCTCTTCCGGCTCGGCGGTCATGGGTTTTGCGGGTTTCTTCTGCGGCTTGTTGCCGCTTCCGACTGGAAAGTTAAACTGCGCCATCTTGATACTCCTTTGGTGGAGGTGTGTTCTGGAGATTGTGAAGCGCCATCGCTTCGACAGTTTCCCATGCAAGCACGGGGGGCGTAAACTCGCGCGGCTGGCCGACATGCTCGTTAATCATCCGCTGTTCGATGCGGTTTAGCATCCCCAGCAATGCTTCGTGGCGCTGCTTCTCGCGCAGTTCAAGCGCGTTCAGCATGTCTTTGTCGGGGAGAGCTGCTAGATCGGCAAACCAGCGCGCGATGCGTTCGCTCAGTGGACGCGCTGCTTGTCCCTGAAATAAGTGCGCAAGCCAGCGCACAATGCGCCGCAGAAGATTGCGGGATCGGTCACGAAGCGCCATCGCGTTCATCTTACACCTTTACTCCCAATAGGCAAGAGGCTGTTTTTCTTTCTGGCGACGCTCGGTCTCTCTTAGTCTCTTAAAATGCTGCTCCATCGGGTCGGGCGTGTTCGCGATTTCCTCAATTAGCGATTCCTCGCGCGTCTTTGGGGTTGGTGTCACCCCGAACGTCATCGCCAGCATATCGCCGCAATCCGGCGAAGCAAGACCACGCGATTTCATGTCATCTTTGCGCTCAAGCTGAATCTGGTTCTTGTTTGAATGGAAGTATTCTGGCCCGGTCAGATCAGCCTCAAGCTCGGGATCGTCCGGTATTTCGCCCGTAACCAGCCAGTCGCGCATCTTTCCCCATACTTCAGCGCGGCGGTTGAAATACATGAACCCGTCCCCCGGAACTGCGCCGCCGTGAAATTCTTCGATCCTGAACCATTTTGGTAACTGGCTCCCAACCGCTTTCTGCCACGCTTCCGGCAAATAGACGCGAACGTAGTCTGTTACCCCGCCGCCGATGCCGTCTCCGTCAACCACGCAGGCTCGGGGTTGCTCCTGGATGATCCGCATGATGACCTGTCGCCCGACTTGAATGGTGTCCCAGCCGCGTATCTTGTCGAGCGTCTTTGCCCTTAAACCCTGCCTCCAGCCAATAACCGTCTGATCGTCGCCAAACCGCGCTACGTCTACGCTCAGTATCTTGTACGCCTTCGTCTGGTCTCCAACATCACGCTTTCGGGCGTCCGCTACCACGTCGCCAGCGATGAATTGCGAACTGCCGGCCCTCGGGAACTCACCCCTTACTCTGACTCGAACAAAGTCCGAATCTTCGCCATAATCGGACACCCAGCCGTTGATGAGCGTCTTGTTTGTCCCAGGTACCGTCCGTGAGTCTATTTGTTTGGTGATCCAGCGATGCTTAAAGCGGCCAAAACACTCGCGAAAACGGCCTGTATTCTGCGTCGGATTGCCGAATGCAAGCCAGATAATCTCTGTGTTTTCATCAGTTAACGCTCCTTCGGTCACTTCCCATATCTTCGGCGGAATAGCTGAGGCTTCGTCGTAGACAACCACGATGCGCTTGCCGATGTTGTGCAGGCCAGCAAACGCTTCGGTATTGTTTTCAGACCATGTTTCCCGATCAAGACGCCAGTGATCCACATGGCCTGCTTCTTTGGCGAAGATACGCGTTGCTGTCTGGTTCCACCAGTGCGCGTTAATCGAGCGTTTGAACCATTTGGTAATCTCGGGCCAGGTCTTTGTGACAAGTTGCGCTTCGGTATTGGCCGTGACCACGACGCGACAGTCATCGCATGTACTCATCGCCCAATTGATAACCATGGCAATCTCGGCCGATTTGCCGATTCCATGACCGGAGGCTACGGAGATGAGCAGCGGCGTATAGCGCGTGGCGGGATCGCGAAGATGTTTTCCGATTGTGTCGAGAACATCAGCCTGCCACTCGTAAGGACCGAAGTAGTCCTCTAACTCGCCATATCCCCAGGAATACGCAAATCGCACAAATCCAAGGGGATCGCGCGGATACTTTGCGACCTCTTCAATCAGTTGCTGGCTGGGTTTCATTCCTTGCGCGCGCGATTCAAGCGGTCTGCAATGCTAATCTCCACCGGCCCCTCGCCGTCCGCGCCGGTAAGGGCGAGGCGATCATTGTACTTCTTTGGCTTTGCGCCCTTGAGCAAGAAGATCATCAGCGTATCGCTGTATTCCTGGACGTGACCGACGAGTTCACCGCCTTGGAACACAGGCTTGGGCGTACCATCTCGAGCACGGCGAACTGCCTCTTCCTCGAGCAAATCTGCCGCAACATCGAGCGATTTCTGCCATTCGGCGGCGAAGTCTTTGTCATCATCGCGCCACTCATAAGCAGAAGTTCTAGCTAACCCGCTCAGTTCACACGCTTTAGTGACATTACAAGTAACTTTCAATTGCTCGAGGAACTCCGCGCGCGTTTTAGGAGTCCGAATCGTGCGCGGATTGTCGCCATGAAGATTGTTTGCCATCAGTCCTTGAAGAACAGGCTCTGCACGTACTTGCCAGATAAAAAAGATCGTTCACCGCGAGCATGGCCTGTATAAGGATCTTCGAGGAAGCCAAGCCTGGTTCACGGGCTGGGTCGCTTTGGGCTGCATGA